GGGTTATGATGATGGTAAGATTATTGTAACCCCACACGGATTTTTAGCAGGTAAAGATTCTACTGAAGAAAAATCAAATATTGAAAAATATAAAAAAGAATATGCTGACTATTGGAAAGAAATAATTGGAACTGATGGTGATTTTGATTTGAAAGAAGAAAAAGAAGAAAAAGAATAAAAAAGTCATAATAATTCCACTTTTTTATAATTTGTTGATATTTATTAGTATGGGGAGAAAGAAAAAAGAAGAAATTGAAAAAAAAGTTAAAATTGGTGTTTCGGTTGACCCTGAATTACCACAATACTTTAAAGATAAATCTATAAATTTATCTTCCCTTGTTAATAAATTATTAAAAGAATATATTAAAAATGGAAACTAAAGTTTGTACTAAGTGTAACGAAGAAAAAAATGTTTGTGAGTTCTATAAGGATGGACAAAAAAAAGATGGTTTATCATCTAGTTGTAAAGTTTGTGTGAATAATAAAGTTAAAATCTATAAAGAAAAAAATCCCGATAAAGTTAAACAAAGTAAACAAAATGAATATTTAAAAAATATTGAAAAATATCTGAAAAATCATAAAAAATGGAAAAATGAAAATCCTGATTATACGATAAATTATTCAAAAAGTTATTATGGTGAAAATAAAAAACAATTACTTGAAAAACAAAAAAAATATTACAAATCTAATAAAGATAGTATTTTAAAAAAATGTCAAGAATATGTTAAAAACAATATAGAAAAAACATTAAAAAATCAAAAAGAATATCGTGATAAAAATAAAGAAAGATTACAAGAATATAGTAACCAATATAAGAAAGAACGCAGACACACAGATGTTATTTTTAAATTAAGAGAAAATCTTAGTCATAGGACTAGACAAATTTTTAAATACTTTGACACAGAAAAAAAAGATAAAACTTTTGACATTGTAGGGTGTTCTCCTGAATTTCTTAAAGAACATTTAGAAAAACAGTTTATTAGTGGTATGACTTGGGAAAATAGAAACAAATGGCATATTGACCATATTATACCACTATCATCAGCGAAAACAGAAGATGAGATTTATAAGTTATGCCATTATACAAATCTTCAACCACTATGGGCTGAAGATAATATTAGAAAGAGTAACAAATTAGTAGTAACAATTTAAAATAATTAATGTGATAAAAACATTATTAGTCGATGGGAATAACCTCCTTAAGATTGGAATTTGCGGAGTTAAAGATTTTTACCACGACGGAAAACACATAGGAGGATTGTGGCATTTTTTAAATACTATCAGAAGATTTATTGAAGAACAAAATTTTGATAAGGTTGTTGTTTTTTGGGATGGTGAGGAGAATTCTTTAAGTAGAAAACTTCTCTATCCTAGATACAAAGAAAATCGAGTAAAGGAAGTTAATATATATAAAGAAACTTCATTTCAATATCAGAACGAAAGGGTAAAACAATACTTAGAAGAAATGTTTATTAGACAAATAAACATCACTAATAATGAAGCTGACGACCTTATCGCATACTATTGTCAGATTTCCCATAACGAACAAAAAACTATTTTTTCGTCAGATAAAGACCTTACACAACTTATTTCAGATAAGGTGAGTGTCTATTCCCCATCGGCAAAACAAACGTATAAGAACGGGGATAAAATCAAAATCTACGACTATTCCATTCCACATGAGAACGTAAAAACCTATAAGATATTGGCGGGAGATAAGTCCGATAATATTGATGGAATTTATTATTTAGGGGAAAAAACTTTAATTAAATTATTTCCTGAGATACTTGACGAAACGGTTAATATAAACGATATTTTATCAAAGGCTGAAAGATTGTTGTCTGAGGATAAAGACAATACAGTATTAAAAAATCTTTTGTCAGGAAAAACAAAAACAGGAATTTACGGAAACGAATTTTTTGAAATCAATGAAAAAATTGTAGACTTATCAAACCCATTAATTACCGATGAAGGTAAAACACTCGTAGAATTATATTATACAGAATCTTTAGACCCAGATGGGAGAGGACATAGGAATATCATTAAAATGATGATGGAAGATGGGTTTTTTAAGTATCTACCTAAAGGGGATAATAATTGGGTAAACTTCTTGACCCCATTTTTAAAATTAACAAGAAAAGAAAAGAAAAATTATAAACAAAAATAATAATGATTATGAAAAACCAAGAAATAACAAAGTTAGAATTTTTAATGATGGTTAACGACAACATCATTGTCCAAAGATTTTTTAACGTAAGAAATTATAACTCTGATGCGAAAAATTCACTTGAGTTATATGAGTATCTTTATGAGTTAAAAGAATCTTTAGAGTATGAGTTAAAAATGAAGTCGACAATTTATTTGTTGGAGAATTCTTACGAGATTACACATAACCCAATGATGCTTGAAACATCAAATACTGGCGGTCCTGAAAAATTTAACATTTTTATTAAGGATGGAGACATGACAATTTGTCATAGACAGATGGATGCAAAAATCTTCCCGCCAAAGATAAGATACACCGTAGACATACGCCCTCATATAAAAAGTATACTTTCGGAATTAACTGACATTTTTTCAAGAGAAAATTTAACGTACGAGTACCTTGGAATTCCGACTAATGTCTAATATTTATTTTAAACAATACTAAACACACATGGCGTCAAACAAAAATTTTGATTATCTAGGAAGTACTTTTCAGATACAATTATTAAACCAAATCATCGTTGATAAAGACTTTTCAAGGTCAATTATTGATGTAATTGAGAATAATTATTTTGAAAATAAATATTTTAAGATAATTATTCAAATGGTTAAGGAGTATTACTCTAAATACGAACACACACCAACGTTTGATACTTTAGAACAAATTACAAAATCAGAACTACAACAAGAGTTAGCGTCTAAAATTGTTTTAGATACTTTAACAAAAATTAAAGATGCTCCGACTGATGGACAAGAATTTGTTCAAGAGAAAGCGTTGAAATTCTGTAAACAACAAGAATTGCAGAAGGCGATTACAAAGGCTCAAAAAGTAATTGACGGTGGTGAGTTTGAGAATTACGATACTTTGGAAACACTCGTTAGAGAGGCGTTACAAGTTGGTGAGAGACAAGATGGTATGGAAGACGTTTTTAACAACTTAGATGAGGTTTTAAACGAAGATTATAGACATCCAATACCAATGGGTATCCCAGGTATTGATAGACTCTTAAAAGGTGGTTTAGCTCGAGGTGAAATCGGTGTAATATTAGCACCAACAGGTGTTGGTAAGTCAACATTGTTAACTAAAATCTCAAATCACGCATTTAATTTAGGATATAATGTTCTACAAATATTTTTTGAGGATAACCCTAAGATTATTCAGAGAAAACACATAACATTATGGACAAAAGTACATCCTGATGAGTTAACTGTGAAGAAAGAAGAAGTAATGGCTAAAGTCAAAGAGATTAAAGATTCTATGGAGAATAAGTTAATACTTAAAAAATTACCATCTGATACCGTAACTATGTTACAAATCAAAGGACAAATCAGAAAAATGATTGCTGACGGTATTAAGATTGACATGGTATTACTTGATTATATTGATTGTGTGGTACCCGATAAAAATTTAGGTGACGAATGGAAGTCAGAAGGTTCGGTTATGAGAGGTTTTGAATCTATGTGTCATGAGTTAGATTTAGTTGGTTGGACTGCGACTCAAGGTAACAGAAGTTCAATATCTTCAGAGGTAGTTACCACAGACCAAATGGGGGGTTCAATTAAAAAGGCTCAAGTGGGTCACGTAATTATATCGGTAGCAAAATCATTACAACAAAAAGAAATGAAGTTAGCAACGATAGCTATTACCAAATCAAGAATTGGGGATGATGGTGTTGTATTTGAGAACTGTAAATTTGATAACGGTATGTTAGATATTGATACAGAATCATCGGTGACTTTCTTAGGTCTTGAAGAACAGACAGAAGAAAGAAATAGACAACGAATCAAGGATTTGATTGATAAAAGAAAAGAAAGAGAAAAACAATAACCAAAAAAATAAAAAAATAAGAATTAGTAGAATTATGGACGCATCACAAAAGATTTTATCGGACTTAACAGTCTATATGAAGTACGCAAAATTTGTACCTGAATTAAACAGACGTGAAACTTGGGAAGAATTAGTAACTCGAAACATAAACATGCACATTAAAAAATACCCATCACTTGAAAGTGAGATTAGAGAGGTGTATAAGTTGGTGTATGATAAGAAAGTATTACCCTCAATGAGGTCAATGCAATTTGGTGGAAAACCGATTGAAATATCACCAAACAGAATTTATAACTGTGCTTATTTACCAATCGACCACTTGGACGCATTTTCTGAATCGATGTTCCTATTGTTAGGTGGAACAGGTGTTGGTTACTCAGTACAAAAACACCACGTAGAAAAATTACCTGAAATTAGAAAACCAAACTCAAATAGAAAAAGAAGATTTTTAATTGGTGATTCAATCGAAGGATGGGCTGATGCAATCAAAGTATTGTTCAAGTCATACTTCGGAGAACAATTATCAATGCCTGAATTCGATTATTCTGATATAAGACCAAAAGGGGCTCGATTAATTACATCGGGCGGTAAAGCACCAGGTCCTCAACCACTTAAAGATTGTATTCATAAAATACAAGGAATTTTAGACAGTAAAGAGGATGGAAGTAAATTAACAACTATTGAAGTTCACGATATGGTTTGTCATATTGCTGATGCCGTCCTTAGCGGAGGCATCCGAAGAGCGGCACTTATCTCCTTATTCAGTGCTGATGACCACGAAATGATTGCTTGTAAAGCAGGTGCTTGGTGGGAAAACAATCCACAAAGAGGTAGAGCGAATAACTCAGCGGCACTTGTAAGACATAAGATTACCAAAGAGTTCTTTATGGACTTATGGAAGAGAGTTGAGGTTTCAGGTGCCGGTGAACCGGGAATATATTTCACAAATGATAAAGATTGGGGTACTAATCCTTGTTGTGAAATTGCACTTCGTCCAAATCAATTCTGTAATCTTTGTGAGGTAAATGTATCTGACATCGAATCACAAGAAGATTTGAACAACCGTGTTAAAGCGGCCGCGTTCATCGGAACTCTACAAGCAGGTTACACTGACTTCCATTATCTTCGTGATGTATGGAAGAGAACAACTGAAAAAGACGCACTTATCGGGGTATCTATGACAGGTATTGGTTCGGGTGTAGTTCTTGGATATGATATGAAAGAAGCGGCAAAAATCGTTAAAGAGGAGAACTCAAGAGTTGCTAATATTATCGGAATTAAGGAATCGGCAAGAACAACCACTGTTAAACCAGCAGGAACGACCTCTTTAACTTTAGGAACTTCAAGTGGTATTCACGCTTGGCACAATGACTATTACATTAGAAGAATTAGAGTTGGTAAGAACGAATCAATCTATAATTATTTAGTTGAGAATCATCCTGAACTGGTTGAAGATGAATATTTCCGTCCACACGACACAGCGGTTATTTCAGTTCCACAAAAGGCACCAAAGGGTTCTATATTAAGAACTGAAAGTCCATTTCAACTATTAGAAAGAATTAAAAAAATAACTTCTGAATGGGTTAGACCGGGTCATAGAAGTGGTTCAAACACTCATAATGTATCCGCAACAGTTAGTTTAAAACCTGAAGATTGGGAATTAGTGGGAGAATGGATGTGGACGAATAAGGAATTTTATAATGGCTTATCAGTATTACCGTTTGATAATGGTTCTTACGTCCAAGCACCATTTACCGATTGCACAAAAGAAGAATTTGAATTACTGTATTCAAAACTACATTCAATTGATTTAAGTAAAGTAATTGAACTTACAGATGAAACTGACTTGAGTGGAGAGTTAGCTTGTTCCGGAGGGGCGTGCGAAATTAAGTAATATTTAAAATGGAAGAGGTAAAAATATCGTGGGGAAATAATGTAACAATAACATATCAAGTGTTGTTAGCGTTTTATAATCAGAGAAAGAAGAATTAAATGAATATAAACGCATCTAACGATTGGATTGTCCAATTACATGTTAAAGAAATAACACACAAAAACAAACTTTTACCTACCGATTTTTATTGGGAACAAGGTAGAATG